CTATAATCTGGTTTTGATGATTGTAAAGCCCATTCAGGAACATCTGGTATATCTGAAGTATTAGCAAATCCGGCAGAACTAACAGCACTTGATAAACCTGATATTGTCTGATACCTACTTTCAGTATATTCAGATGTTAAAACAGTTACAGAAGAATTACCAATTACAATAGTTTCTCCATTTATCACACAATCACTTATCCCATAACCCGATAATGTTGTTGCCTTTTCTGCTTTAGAATCCAAAGAAGTCCTTGCACCAATATCTTTTAAGCTATAAGTCTGTCCTCCAACTGTAATTGTTCCTATATTTGCCATATTTTACTCCTACAAAAACATGAAATTACAAAATTTCGTTTATAGAATCAAAGGTCTTTTGTTCGTTAAAAGATATGTTTTTATCTCCTTTCATAACAATTCCACCCTACTAAACAACAATATCTTCAACAACACCATTATGATAAATAAATTTACCACCATCTTTGATAGTTAATTTATTAACCTTTCCTCCTTCCATAGTAACAATTCCCTTTACAGTCAAATTATAAATCACATCTTCTTCTTCCAAAGTTACATTACTGTTTTTCTAAACAACATAATCTCTAAAACTGTATTCCGTCTCTTCACTAAAATTATCTATCAATTCATATCTTTTTACAATTTGTGAAAATGTATTGTCAACAGTTTCTCTGAAATTTGAAATAAACTACTTGTTTTGTAATTGTTCCTATGTCATTTGTAAAATCTGATTGTTAAAATAACTTTCATACATAAACGATTGAGCAATCATATTAAATCCGAATTTATACAAATTCAAAAACTGATCTTTTGTCAATAAAACAGAAGTAGGAACACCATCCACATAACTTTTCCAATATTCTTGTGTTTTCTATGTGTCCAAATCAAAAGATGTTTTTGTTGCTTGCCACATTGTTATAGAATCACCATCAGAATCTATCAAATAATCAATTCCATCTTTCACCAAAACAAAACCTTCATAAGCATATTCACATTTTTTCTTATACATCTCTTCATATAACTATTCTTTTGTCGGATCAGGAATAGGTGGATATACACATCTCCATTTTCCATCTTCTGTTTCTTCAACTATCATCCCATGACCATTTGCATAGTCAACTGCCTAAAATCTTTTATTAAATATTATATCATTCATTTAGTAACCTCCTATTAAATCACATACCCAACATATACTATATAGACAAAGGGTCTGTTCCTGTTGGATCAGAAAGTCCTATTCCGCAAACGTACCAGTCTCTTTCCTGGGTTCCGTAAGTATATGTTTTCGCGCTTGTAGTCGTCTTGTCGTAGATGCTGACATGTCCAACGACTGGCGTGGATGTGCCACTGGCATTGTAATTTTTGAAGCCCACATATTTCGTATTTGCGAACGCGACCAGAAATGTTATGGTAACTGTATTATGTGCGCTGGCACTCGTTCCTGCACACTGTCCTCCTTGTTCAACCCATCCGCTTTTCCAGATCCTGTACCACGAGGACGTCCCGGACCATCTTTTGATGATATAGTCCACAGGGCAATTTGCATCTATAGCTGTATGAGCTGACAGATTTCCAAGATTGACATCAGCTTTGCCCTGCAAGGTGGTTGCAATCTGCGCTGACTGCTGCTGACTCAGCTCTGTAGCGGCGTTGAACACCTGTATGCAATAATTATACTTGATTGCTGGTGGTTGGACAGTATCGCTGTTGCCGTAAATTGAATTATATGCTGAAGCCAGTGAAGTTGTTTTAGTAGGAGTAGAATTAGCAGTAGAACCAGCCTGATTATTTGCCCCATAGGTAGGAACTGATGCAGGATGATTTGCAACAGTATCTTTATAACTATGGTCGTGATCCGGCAGTCCGGGAGCAACGGTAGCTCCTTTGTCAGTCCCTCTACCAAGGCCCTGTATGAAGCCGTTGATAAGAGGAAGTCTTACATCAGAACCACTGATTACAAAAGCACCACACTGTCCATAAAGCGTTATTTCAGATTCATAATCAGTATTACTTAAAGTCCTAACACTTCCTGCCATAACTGCATTCTGTAACCAACTCCAAAAATCAGGATATAAAGTTTGACAATTACTAATATTTTGCCCATTCAGCAAAAAAGCACCAGCTGGAGGTGTAGTAAGCGGATATATAAAAATACTTCCTATGGGCATACCTCTAATAGAAGCTTTTACATAATTAGCCACACCTTGCTAACTCGCCGCAACATCTGATCCATACCAAGTAACTTGTTCTGTTCCTGTTGTACATTCACTCGGTTCTGTTGCAGATGATCTTGCAAAAAAACCTGTTGTCGTACTTCCTAAATTTGAAAAACTTGTTGTCATCCCAACAAGTATTTCTGTCAACACACCATTTACCCAAGTAAATTGTAAAGCTCCTCCTGCAACACCACTATCTCCCTGTCTAAAAGTATAAGTTCTACCATTCACATATAGATATACGTGAAAAGCACTTCCTGATTCATATACATATAAAGT